CTCGGCCCCCCCGCCCCATGTTAACAAAATAAAATTTAAACTTTTGCCACTTCCCCTCGCGTTACAATGCAATTCAACACCCTTCGCAACTTTCTTGCTGAAAAGATCGCTCGCATTCGCAATGAATGGAAAATCTTCCAATCAACCGATGCCGACCACAATGCCACCCTTGAACAAATTCAAGATTCCGACACTCGCCGTATGTACACTCGCACATATTATGATTCTCAAAATGAAGCAGCTACCCGCATGCTAAATTCAGAATTCTCCAACCTCGTCGAATCAATGCGCCTTGACTATCAATCAAGACACCAACCTTTTGAACTTCACAAGCCAATCGACCCTGACCAAACCCTTCGTCAAGACCGAACTCCCGCTCCTGGAATCAAATCCGTCCCCCTGTTCTACCACACTGGCCACGTCATCCACGCCAATCCTGAGACTTCCCGTCCCCTCGATCCAGACAACGAAACCGACTCCGCTGAATCCTACATTCCTGGTGATATCGACTTTGGTCCCAATATCGAACCTCTCCTCTATGCTCTCGTCGTACAAAAATACCCGCAATACCTCCCTAGTATTAATCAATACTGTCGCCCTGCCGGAACTACGAACGCCACATTCATGGACTTCAACAAAGAACAGAAACCCTCTGCTCCTATCGACCCCGACCGAAAAGAACACGTCTTCAAACACGTCTTCCGCCTCCTTGATGCCACCCCCTACCTTCCTCTTCACTTCGTAGATACACAATACGCTAAGCTCCCCCTCTCTACAGGAACCGGCTACCACAACCGCTTCTCCTTCAAGTCGAAAGCTCACGCCAAGTATTCTCACCCCTCTGAATATGCTGACAAACCCACCTCTAAAGGCTATTTCTATAATGCCACTTATGATATGGCTCGCACACTCATTCACAAAATTAAAGAAACTGGTGTTCCCTTCAACATCCATTTCTCTCCCGAAGATCAAGACATCTCTGATGATGATATTCGCACTTACATTTCTAAATGTGATGACTTCTTCAATGATTACCCAACGCTCCTATTTACTCGCAACCACATCTCTCAACGAGATAAAACTCTCAAAGTCCGCCCTGTTTATGCTGTTGATGAACTTTTCCTCATCATCGAAACAATGCTCACCTTCCCTTTGTTAGTTCAAGCCCGCAAACCCTCATGCTGCATAATGTATGGCCTCGAAACTATTCGCGGTTCAAACCATTACCTTGACGCTCTCGCTCGCTCCTATTCAACGTTCTTTACCTTTGACTGGGCTGGATATGATCAACGTCTTCCACGTGTCATTTCTGACCTCTATTACACCGACTTCCTCCGTCGCCTTATTGTAATTAATCATGGCTATCAACGCACCCACGAGTACTCCCTCTACCCCGACCTCAATGAACACTCTTTGTATAAAAGAATGGACAATCTCCTCCATTTCCTTCATCTATGGTACAACAACATGACCTTCCTCTCTGTCGATGGCTACGCCTATCGCCGCCTCTATGCTGGTGTTCCCTCTGGACTATACAATACCCAATACCTTGATTCGTTCGCCAATCTATTTATTATGATTGATGCAATGATCGAATTTGGCTTCTCCGACACCGAAATTGAATCTATGATTCTATTCGTCCTTGGTGATGACAATTCAGGTATGACCCCGTTCTCAATTGATGTTCTCGACCGCTTCGCGATTTTTCTCGAAAAATACGCTCTCCGTCGTTACCACATGGTCCTCTCCAAAACTAAGTCTGTCCTTACAACCCTTCGCTCTAAGATTGAAACTCTAGGCTACACTTGCAACTATGGCAAGCCCCGCCGCTCCGTCGAAAAACTCGTCGCACAATTGTGCTACCCCGAACACGGAATGAAATTTCATACTATGTCTTCCCGAGCAATCGGAATCGCCGTCGCATCCGCCGGTCAAGATCCCGACTTCCACTCCTTCTGTAAAGATGTCTATACTATGTTCTCTCCCTTCTGGAAACCGTCTTCTGGACTCACACTCCAACTTCAAAGACGCTTCTTCGCTGATGATGAATCTTCCCTTTCCTTCCTCTCCGATGAAACCCTCATGCCGTTCCCATCTCTTAATGATGTTCTACACATGTACTCCCAGTACCTTGGTCCTCTTTCCTTTGAACCAAAATGGAATTACGCTCATTTCATGGACTCTCCTGACTACCTCCCCCCACATGCAAAAACAATGCACGAATATGAACTCGAAAACAATATCGAAGTTCGCTCCGCGCCTACTTTTGCGACTAGTCCAATTTACTAGTAGTTAAGTTTTTCTTTTGATTTAACAGATCTCAGATCACTTCCTCAATTTCCTGAACTTCAG